ATAGTTATACAAGGTCACTTGAGATAGTATTTGATTGGAGAGGGGTAACATATAAGGAGTTAGGGGAAAAAATTAATATAGATGCTAAAACAATAGGAAGAATTGTTAATGGAGAAACAAAAGGTTCAATTAATTCAATTGTTCTAATATGCCTTGGTCTTAATCTTCCACCTCTAATTAGTGGACATATAATCAAAAATTGTCCTCATTCATTAAATATGAGCGATATGAATCATCAGTGGTATAACTTCGCATTAACTTATAAATATACTAAGTCAATTAAAGAAATCAGAGCCTTTTTACTACAACAAGGTGCTGAGCTATTATAAAATTAAAAATTTTTTTAGGAAACGGACATAGGATGTCCGTTTTTTTGTGTTATTTATCAAAATTTTCATTTTAAACGCATCTTTTTACCATGAAATCAACGGACATGAGGTGTCCCATCATGGTTATTTATATTAGGTATAATAAATACAGACAAAGGAAAAGTCCTTCGTAAGAAGCAAAATCTGACCGCTCCCTGTCTAAAAATAAAATATCAAATGCCTGATTTGCAATAAGGCAAAGGATACATATTGCGTCGACCCATTCTAAGGAACTGGTGCGTTGCAATAGAAGTACCTTCCCTTGTTGCACGCATTTTTAGGATAAAAGGGTCTGTGTACTTCAAAGCACAGACCTTTTTGTGTATCCTTTGCCGCCAATGCAGTCTGGCGGAAAGGATGCAAAAAAATGAGAATTAGAATTCTGTACGACAACAAACCTACCTATCTGGAGGTACCAGATGAAGACTTAACCGTTATGATTGATGCTGATTATGAAGAACGACTTTCAATTGCAGAAGACCAGGAAACTGTGGCCCGTCGCTCTGTACAAGAAATTATTGATGAGCTGTTCAACAAACCGGAATACAACAACTGGCATAAATTCGACAGGCACTACGGTATACCAAAGAAACCTTTTAGAAAGGATGAGGATTCCGAGGATGAGACGGATCATATGAACTTTTTCCCTGACAATTCTGATGAAGAGATTTGGGAGAAGCAAGCAGAGTATGAATGTGTCTGTGATATTATTCGCAAGACCCTCAAACCAAAACATGCCGAACCTTTGATTGCTATTTACTTAGATGGGATTTCTGTAACAGAATACGCTGAACGTGAAGGTGTCAGTAAGAGTGCAATTTCACACCGTTTAGATACAGCTAAGAAGAATTTTAAAAAAAATTTTCCTAATTCCTCAACTTTAACCTCCTCTCAAGGCTAATAAATAGAGGGCAACGAATAAACGCTCTTGGAAAGAGGTGAACAATATGAGACACAATTTGAAAATCAGTGTTTCAAAACATCCACAGTATGGCGGGATTATAACCTGCCGCAATATCACCATAAGGGAGCGTTTCCTTCGTTTCTTACTTGGTGATAAGCAAAAAATAACTATTCTTGTCCCAGGTGATAGGGTACAGGAACTCTCCATCTGTGAGACTGAGGAAGGAGGAATAAACCATGAGCAAAATAAAGCTACTTCTTGATGTGGTTTCAGATATGCGTTCTTTGGCAGACAGTATACAGGCAGTTGCTGATGCGATGGCGGGCAATGAACCTGTCGAAATAACTGAACCAGTTAAAAATGAAAAAACTACTAAACCAAAGAAAAAGGAAATCACATTAGAGGAGGTCAGGGCAAAACTTGCTGAAAAGAGTCAAGCCGGTTTTACAACTGAAGTTAGAAAGATCATTGAAAAATATGGTGGCACCAAATTAAGTGAAATTGCACCCGAGCATTATGCAGATGTTTTAAAGGATGCGGAGGTACTTAGAAATGAGTAATCACGCTATACTTTCAGCATCTGGAGCACACAGGTGGCTTCATTGCCTTCCATCTGCAAGGTTGGAATTGGAGTTTGCAAATAATGAATCCAATGCAGCAGCCGAAGGCACTGCCGCCCATGCTCTTTGTGAACATAAACTTAAAAAAGCTCTTCACATAAGAAGTAAGCGTCCTATCTCGGATTATAACACTGATGAAATGGAAGAACACAGCGATGCTTATGTGGAATTTGTAATGGAGCAGCTTGAATTGGCAAAGCAATGCTGTACGGACCCACTGGTACTTATTGAACAACGTCTTGATTTTTCTTGCTATGTACCTCAAGGGTACGGAACAGGTGACTGTATAATCATTGCAGATAAAAAGCTTCATATTATTGATATGAAATACGGGATGGGTGTGTTGGTAGACGTTGTAGAAAACCCACAGATGAAATTGTACGCACTTGGTGCTTTGGAAATCTACGATAGCCTATATGACATTGATGAGGTTTCCATGACAATCTTTCAACCACGAAGAGAAAATATAAGCACATGGACTATATCCGTAAGAGAATTAAAAAACTGGGCAGAAGATGAACTAAAACCAAAGGCATTGATGGCCTATGACGGTGAAGGTGAATATCTTCCAGGTGAGTGGTGTACTTTCTGCCGAGCTGCTGTTAAATGCCGAGCACGTTCAGAATATAATTTGGAACTTGCGAAGCACGAATTTAAAATGCCACCTTTACTTACAGACTTTGAAATTGAGGATATTCTATCAAAATTATCCGACCTAACAAAGTGGGCAAATGAAATTATTTCTTTTGCTACAGATGCTGCAGTTAATCACGGTAAGGAGTGGAGTGGCTTTAAGGTAGTAGAGGGACGTTCTGTAAGGAAATATAAGGATGAAAATGCTGTGGCTGAAACAGCCAAGGCAAGCGGCTATAAGGATATATACCGTCAGAGCCTTATTACACTTACAGAAATGCAAAAGCTTATGGGCAAGACAAAATTTGAGGAAATCTTAGGAAACCTAATATATAAACCACCGGGAAAACCGACTCTGGTCCCGATTTCAGATAAGCGTCTGTCTATGAATGTATCAAACGTAAAAAACGAATTTAACGAAATATTGGAGGAGAATGAAAATGAATAATCAAAACAGAACAAAAGTTATAACTGGTGTAAACACTCGTCTTTCATACTTTCATGGTTGGGAGCCTGTGTCCATAAATGGAGGAGCGGAAAAGTACAGCGTGTCAGTGTTAATTCCTAAAACAGATAAGGAAACTATCAATGCAATAAATACTGCAATAGATGCAGCTATTGAAGAAGGTCTTGCAAAGTTTGGTGGAAAGAAGCCAAATAAGACTGTCATTAAGCTACCACTTAGGGATGGCGATGCGGAGCGTGATGACGAAGCTTACAAAGGTCATTATTTTATAAATGCAAACAGCAATACTCCGCCTCAGATTGTAGATAAAGCGGTAAGGCCTATACTTGACCGCAACGAGGTATATAGTGGTTGCTATGCAAGAGTATCACTTAATTTTTATGCTTTCAATTCAAACGGCAATAAAGGTGTGGCCTGTGGTCTTGGCAATATTCAGAAGATTAAAGATGGCGAAACCTTAGGCAACAGAACAAATGCTGCTGATGATTTCACCACTGTTGAAGATAATGATTTTTTAGAATAAAAGATATAAATGAAATAGGTGGCGGAAACACTTTTCTGTCACCTTGTTTCATTGGAAAGGATGGAAATATATGAAATCAATATCTGTTGACATAGAGACATTTTCAAGTGTTAATCTCCAAAAGTCAGGTGTTTATCGTTATGCTGAGAGTGATGATTTTGAAATTCTGCTATTTGGTTATTCTGTAGACGGAGGTGAAGTAAGGGTTGTTGACCTAACTATTGGAGGTGAAATACCATATGAAATTATTAATGCTCTTACTGATGATTCTATTGTTAAGTGGGCATTTAATTCAATGTTTGAAAGAGTGTGCCTGTCAAAGCATCTTGGGTTTCCGGCAGGGGAATATATTGACCCTGCATCGTGGAAATGTTCAATGGTATGGTCAGCGGTTTTAGGATTGCCGTTATCCCTTGAAGGTGTTGGTGCTGTTTTAGGATTAGAAAAACAAAAATTGACAGAGGGGAAAAACTTAATCAAACATTTCTGCTCACCTTGCCCTCCTACTAAAGTTAATGGGGGAAGGGTTCGTAATTTGCCGGAACATGATATGGATAAATGGCAATGTTTTAAAGCATATAATCTACGTGATGTTGAGGTTGAGATACAGATACAAAAGAAA